TCTGCAAACGCAGTTCATCGCCTGCTTGGAAGCAATAGCCGTGGCAGGCGCAAGTTACAGCATCGCAGGCCGCTCGTTCACCCGCGCCAATCTGGGCGAAGTGGCGCAGACGATCAAGGAACTCCAAGCCGCCATTGACAACGCACGGGGAACTAGGGTAAAAAGAGTTGTTTCAGCATTCCCGACACAATATCCATGAAGCAAGATTTCATCACTAAAGCACTTGCGGTTGTCTCGCCCAAGGCGGCGATATCGCGAATGATCTCGCAGGAGAAACTTCGCAACTTCGGGCGATTCGATTCGGCGCTTGACTCCACCCGTCGCGGCATCTCTCGCAATATCAGCGGCGCAGAAGACACCGCAGGCACGGCAGAACGCTACAAACTTATTCGCGCCGCTCGCGATCTCGCAGACAATTTCCCGCCCGTTCGCTCGCTACTCTTGAAGTTCGCAACCTATGTTGCTGGCCGCTTGAGCTACCAAGCCCGCACGGGCGACAGGGAAGTTGATGAGCAAGTGGAACGCTACTGGCGCAACTGGTGCCGCAGTTGTGATTTCCTTCGCAAGCATGATTTCGTGACACTCTTGCAGCTTGCAGTGCTTGCGATCCTTCGCGATGGCGATTGCGGGTTCATCATCGTTCGCGACAAGGGTGAGCTAAAATTGCAGGCCGTCGAAGCTGATCGCATTGGCTCGCCATACAACCGCTTGATTGATTCGGATACCTACATCGGCGGTATCAATCTTGACGAATATGGCCGACCTTCCAGCTACCAGATATTCGTTCGCACGATCAATAATCAATACATCTCGCCCACCGACATCCCTGCTGCCGAGTTCATTCACCTTTTCGACGCCACCCGCCTTGACGAATATCGTGGGCGCTCGGCATTCGCTACCGCACTCAATGCGGCTCGCGACTTGCAGGAAGCTCTGAAGGCCGAAATCCAAGCGATCAAATATGCTTCGTATCAGACCGGCGTGATCGTCACCGAAAACGGATCTGCCGACGCTGCCGACTACTTCGCCACCAGCAACCAGAATGATCTCGGACAGACTGAAAAACTTTCTAACATTGATCCAGGCGCGATCAACTATCTCAGTCCCGGCGAGAAAATGGAGATGTTCAAAAGCGATCGCCCAGGCGGAGCGTTCGGCGAGTTCGTGCGTCTCGTTCAATCCCACATCTGCATGTCGGTTGGCCTGCCCTACGGCTTTGCATTCGACGCCGATAAAAGCGGCCCAATGGCTCGCATGGAAGCCGCGATGGCGGAGCGCACCTTTGCTCGCTGGCGCAGGCTCTTGGAATCACAGTTCCTTGAGCGCATCAAGAACATCGTGCTTCTCGACGCCCAATCTCGCGGCCTGCTTCCCGACAACGAATTCCTTCTTGATGGCCGCTGGTGCTGGCCTGCGAAAGTATCGATTGATTATGGCCGCGAAGCCAATGCCGACATTGCTTTGTGGAAGGCGGGACTCAAAACCGCTGGGCAGATTTACAGCGACATGGGAGAGGATTACGAAGAAGCCTTCCGCGCTAGGGCGAAGGAGGCGGCGATGATCAAGGATTTAGGCATTGAGTATAGCCTTGAGCCGATTCGCATTTCCGATTCTGTTGTCAAGACTGAAATCGATGCGGTCGCCCAACCCGGCCAAAAAGATGAGCCGCCACTTATTGATTCCATCGGCATCGGCGGCACGGATGCCTTGGCTGGAATCCTTGATGCTATGGGGCGCGGCACGCTTACGCCGGAACAGGTGGCGATTATCTTTGTTGAGGTGTTCGGCATGAGCAAAGAAGCCGCCGATGAATTGATCCAAGCGAAGGCAGTTCCGGCCCCCGCCGAGCCAGTGCAAGCCGAATTCCAAGCCGATCAGCACAAGCCCACCAAGGGCATGATCGAAGAAGCCAAGCGCGGCTTGGAATGGCGGCGTGAATACGGGCGCGGCGGAACCAATATCGGCGTGGCCCGCGCGCGCAATATCGCCAATGGCGACAATCTTTCCGACGATACCGTGAAGCGCATGCACTCGTATTTTTCGCGCCACGAAGTCGATAAGAAGGGCAAAGGCTTTTCTCCGGGCGAAGATGGCTTTCCATCCGCAGGCCGCATCGCTTGGGCGCTCTGGGGCGGGGATGCTGGGCAGACTTGGGCGGCGGCGAAGGTGAAACGCATGGCCGCGAAGGAAGCTGCCAGCAACGCCCCGCGCATGACTCTGGAGCGCGATAACCACGGGCGCGTGCGCTCGCTCTCGTTGCCAGAGCCTACCGAACTCGTCATGCCTACACCGAGCGCGGGCGAGAACGAAAAGGATTTCGTCTCGCGCTGCATGGCCGATGACACGATGATCTCCGAATATCCAGATTCAACCCAACGCGCAGCAGTCTGCTACGCACAACTCAAAACCAAATGATCGCACAAGGCATCGCACTATCAGCCAAGCAGGCATTCCTGCTCGGCGTCCACCAACCGACAGACACCTACAAAATCGCGCTCTATACAAGCCGCGCCGTGATCGGGCCGGAACTCAAAGCCTACACCGAGAATGGCGAAGTCTCCGGCCCCGGCTATGATCGCGGCGGCTATACGCTCACAGGCTTCAAGAATGGCATGGCGGGATCAAGCGCCTATGTCACATTCAACGATCTTAAGATCGATCGCGCATCCTTCACCGCGCACGGGGCGGTGGTTTACAACGCCAGTAAAGGCAACGCAGTTCTTTGCACGCTGAACTTCGGCGGGGATCGCTCAGTTTTTGATGGCTCTTTTGAGCTTAAATTCCCGCAGCCCACAGAGAAAAATGCTTTGATTCTTTTGTCATGATTGGCGCAAACATTCCAGCACCACCGGCAGCGGCGGGAGTGAGTGGCTCCACCGGCTCCGTTGACAACGCCATCCTCCGCGCAGACGGCACGGGGGGCGCGACCCTGCAAAATTCCGCCATCGTCATCGACGACGCCACCACCTCTACGCAGAACAATGTAGCCATCACGAACCAGCACACAGGCCAAACCAACTCCGCGCTTGTCCTCTCGCCGAAAGGAAATGGCGCGTTAATTATTGGGCCAAAACCTGATGGGACAACGACTGGGGGAAATGCCAGAGGAGCAAATGCAATTGATTTGCAATCAAGAGTGTTTGGCGGAAGCGCAACAACAATTGCAAGTGGAGTCTATTCGTTTGTTGCTGGATTATCAAATACAGCTTCAGGAAATACAGCGGTAGCTATTGGATTTAATTGTTCATCAACAGGAATCCGTGCTTTTTCGTTGGGAGAAAACAATCAATCGAGCGCAGATAATTCATTTATTGCCGGAGGAATAAGCAACACATCTTCAGGTATTTATTCTGGAATTTTATCTGGACAACAAGCAACTTCAGATAGACGAGGAATGCAAGCTCACTCATCAGGACGCTTTGCGGCAAATGGCGATGCCCAGCGCGCCCGCTTTGTCCTTCGCTGTAAGACTACCACGAACACTGGAGTCGAGATGGCTCTTGATGGGTCTACGACATATCTTGGAATTCCATCTGGTAAAATCATCGCTTGCACGATCAACATTACTGGAACTAAATCGGATGGTTCTGCCGTTGCCCATTACCTTCGCCAATATTGCGTGAAAAATGTTGGAGGAACATCGACAGAAGTTTATGCTCCTGTGACTATCGGAACCGATAACGCGGCAGGAACAACGATTGCGCTTTCTGCAAATAATACAGATGATACCCTTCGTATCTTGGTTACAGGTGTTGCATCTGAAACATGGAGGTGGGTAGCATCTGTGGACGCAGTTGAGGTTGCTTACGGAACTTAATATTATGCTAAAAACATACGGACTCATATTCTCAAATGGTGATAAATATCTTTCCAGCGTTGTGCTGGATGATGAAGGAAATCCTCGCATGGATACAATCCGACCATATCCTGTGCCAGAAGATTGGGTTGATCCCACGCTTGTTGAGCTAATCAAAGCTGATCCTCCGGGGTCGGAGAGTGAATGGGTGAGCCACCTTGAGTGGTTCGATGACCGCGTGGAAGTGAAATGGGAACCAATTAACAACTAAAAGCCATGCCTTCACCAGACCGACATTTCGCAAACGCCGCGATTTTCACGCACAGCACCGGACTTACACCGAACAGCGGAGACGCGGCTCTCTACATCAAGAGTGATAATAAAGCCTACATCAAAGACTCTGCTGGAGCGGAAGTCATCGTAGGCGGGACGGGCACGATTGCCGGAACGCTGGGCACGGTGGACAATGCTGTGCCACGGGCGGATGGGACTGGTGGCGTGACGGCACAGGGTAGCGACATTAACATTGATGATGCCACCACCTCCACGCAGGCCAATGTTGCTATCACGAACCAGCACGCAGGCCAAACCAACTCCAGCCTCGTCCTTTCGCCGAAAGGAACAGGGGCGTTTATCCTTGGGCCGAAACCAGATGTAACAACTGGCGGAAGTGCGCGTGGAGTAAGGGCGGTAGATTTACAAATTGAAAAATCTGGTAGTTCGCAAGTTGCAAGCGGATCAAATTCTGCAATTTTAGGAGGAGCAAGAAGCACTGCAAACGGAGCATATTCTTCAGTTTATGGAGGCTATCAAAATCAAGCGTCTGGTGCAGGAGCAATTGCCGCAGGCGGACACAATTCGGGCGCTGGAGGAACTAATTTAGCATCAGGCGAAATTTCAGCATGTAATGGTGGCGCTGGAGGAAGGGCTGATCGTTATGGAATGCAAGCGCATTGCGCTGGAAATTTTGCTGGGGCATATTCAAACAACGGAGACGCCCAGCGCGCCCGCTTCGTCATGCGGAACAAGACGACCACGAACGCCGCAGTCGAGCTATTCCTCGACGGCAGCGCCACCCGCCTCACGATCCCGACTAACAAATACCTCACAGGAACAATCAACATCGCTGGCATCAAGAGTGATGGGACGGCGGCGGCAAGCTACATCCGCCAGTTCTCTATCAAGAATGTCGCTGGAACTACTTCACTTGTAGGAACCGTGAATACTATTGGAACAGACGAGGCCGCTAGCACCAGCATCAGCATTACGGCAAATGATACCAATGATGCCTTGAAGGTGGAAGTTACCGGAATCGCTTCAGAGACATGGCGCTGGGTTGCAGCGGTAGACGTTGTAGAAGTCGCTTACGGATCGTAATTTTAAAAATATGAAAACATACGGAGTAGTATTCGCTGACGGTAGGAAGGAACTTATTTCAA